ATATGCACCATCATTTTGATAACCGTTAACTTGATATTGTGCAGAACGTGCCGGATATATTCTTTGTAAAGATGATAGTTGTCTTTCATCCATTAAATAACCATACTTATCTACTACATCAGATACAGTCATTAAATCAACCTTACCTACATAATTAGAATCAGATATATATCTTTGATCTGGAGATTTTTGATAAAATGTTAATACAGGATTCCATAACTCTACATCATAGTCATCCTCTAACATACGGAAATGCCAAAACTCTCTATCTGCAATAAGCATATCACGGAAACCTCTTTCCTCTAGCTCATGCATTTTAAATCTTTCCTCATCCACATTTAATTGGTGAGTTGCCCATTCTTCTATACTACTTCTATAAGACTTACTAAAGTAGTCTTCTATTTCAGGAAGTGTTTTTAAATTTTCAGGTGATAGTTGTTGTTGTGCTTCTTCAGATGCCGGATCCATTCCTGCTTCTATCATTTTTTGAACCAATTGCATTTCAGCATCAGCCAATAAAGTGTTTTCTATTTCTTGTTGTTTTTGTGCTAACATCTCATTATATGATTTGTCATCAACAGCTCTAAATTGTACTTTATTGTAACGTTTACTAAACTCACCGCTTAGCACATTGATTACATTTGGAACAATAGGATAAAATTTTAGCTCTAACGCAGAATCATTTTCTTTTGTTAGAACATCCATCATATCTTTATAATCATTGTCTTCTTCAATTATATAGTCAGACTTATCAATAATACCTTTTGCTAACTTATAATTTTTTAAAAGTCTTCTAGCATTTGATCTTAAAAATTCTACACCTTGTAGTTCTAGCCAATCTAAATTCCATGCTGCCCAATCATCAGTTTTTTCTGAAGAAGGTAAAAACTGTACTGGTTGTGTTAAGCTTGAATACGTAGGGCCTCCTTCAGCCTTGGCACCATTCTTTAACTGCATTGCATTTAATACTTTCATTACGTATTTTATTTAGTTGAATCTATTTAATATTTTTAAATCCTGATCTATTAGGTCTGCCAGTTCTAGATGTTGAACTACGCCCAATATTTTTAAACGGACTATACTTTAATTTATACAAATTTTCTGAGTTTACCAAAGATTTACCCTCTGATTCACGTCTTTTAGTATATCCTCTGTTTGACTGTTGTATTTTTACAAATGCAATTAATGCACCAAATGCAACTAATCTATCTACGTTTAAGCCAGGATAATAAGCTAACATTTCTTTTATTAGCATTGGATCTGGTATTCTTTCTACACCAAATGTTTGATCTGTTACTACACCATTTATATCAGTTTCCTCATTTGTGACTTCTCTTAAGAATTCAATAGCATAAGAAATTAAATGACTTTTAAATAATGTACCTGTATTTTTCCATCCATATTCTTGGTATACAGTTTTATTAGAACCTAAATCTTTTAGAAATAGTATTTGTTGTTTAGGTACTAAATAGCGTTGCTTTTTTCTAGCAATCATATGTTGTATAAACAATGATATATTATTTTCTACTAATGTCCACGCATTATACCACTCTATAATTAGTTCTAACCTTTCATGTGTTTTATTAATATCATCAAATCTACCACACCAAGCTGCAACAACTTTATCTTTTTCTATAAACTGTTCTACGTCTCCTGATTCATTAGTTCTAATTACTTCCATTGCATTCTTGTATACAAAAATACTACATAAAGAATCTGAAGTAGTTGTTTTTCCTTCTGATACTGGATCAATAGATGCGTAGTACGCGCCAAATTCAGGACTTTTTATAGGTCTTTCCCAAACAACAATAGTACCTGTTTTATCTATTTGTTTTTTATCTACTGGAAATTTACTTATTGGGAGTTTATTAGTTCTTTTAGCAACTATACCTTTTTCATCTCTATCTAATTCTATTAACTCATAAGGGTATTCTTTTTCTTCAATTCGTTTTTGCTGTTTACTTAAAATACCTTGAGGAAATATTGATGCTTTTCTATATGCAAAAGCTTCAGCAATATTCATTGGTTTTTGAGAAATTCTTAATTGAAATTGTTCTCCATTTAATTCATTTTTCCATTTAGATCTTTCTTCTATAATTGCTTGTACAGCTTCTTCTACTAATGAATTACCGTAATCATCAATGTAAGGGGGCATAGAGTGCTGTTCAGGTATAAACAACCCTGCCATACCTATAGTGCCATCAGCGTCCATTAGATTTGTTTCTACAGCATATATATCATTTGCTCTAGGGTTTAAAATCATTTCTTTTAAAGGGTTGCATTGTTGTAAATCTCCCACAGATCCTGCTGCTATAAACATACCTGTTGTCATCATGCCCGAAGACATTGCTGGACGCAAGTACTCATATGTATCTGACATCTTTGGTGCTATCCCCGCTTCTTCATGAAAGAAATATGTACATGGTCCCCCTACTCCAGTTGTTGCATTTTTTTCAAATGAACCACCTTGTATTTTAGATTTTAAACCTCTTGCTGTTTTTCTGTTATTTACTTTGACTTCAATTTGTTGTTGCCACAATAATACCTTCTCTGGATTGCTAGGTCTATACCAAGCTGTATGTTCATTAAGAAATGTTTTGTATTCATCTAAAAACTTCCAAGATCCTTTATCATTAATAAAATCTTTAAGTGAAGCACCCACTTTACATATAGATCCTTCTTCAAACCAGTATTGATTAATAAGTTTACCCATATGAAAATAAGAAGAAGCTATCTGACGTTTTTTAAGTATAGCTGAATGCTTATTAGTCAACTCAGCTAATAACTCATAAAGAGCCATGTGATATTGAGCATCCCTTACTTTAGCAAATCCATAACGCTTTTCTTCTTTATCAAATATTGGTAAAAAATTTAACCACATGTAGTAATCTCTACTTAAGAAAAAACTCTTTGGTCCATCATTGTATATTACACCAACCCTACATTTGTTTTTTTGATCTTCCCAATAGTTGGTAAAATCTTTAGATCTAAATGGAGCATTACAATAAAAACCTTGCGCATTAAAGGTATTTGCTTCATCATTAAACTTATGAGCTATTTTAGTAAATCCATATTCTCCAGGTTCTTTGAAAATACTTAATATATAACTTATAAATGATTCTTCTGTTACAAAATCAGTTGTTGTCCATTCTCCACTAGTATATGTAGGGATGGTTTTATACATCCGCTACTTCAACTAAAATTGCAAAAACATCTCCTTCTTGAATAAGTAAATGTTCCTCTTCATCATGTGTCATTGACGTAGGTAAACAATGTTCTGTGTATTGGACTACATCACCAATTTTAATTTCTTCTACAGACCGGCCTTTTCCAATTACAGTACCTATACATTCTCTTTTTATTGCCATTTCAGGTAAAATAAAACCTGATTTAGTCATTGTCTCTGCTTTCTTTTGTTTGATTAAAAGTTTCTTTCCTACTGGTATTACTTGTTGTGCCATCGTTGTTAGTTTTTTTTGTATTATTAAATTCTGGTTCATCCCAATAGCAGAAATGCCATTCGGTTTCTTTTTTGTTATTTATCATATTTGATCATAAGCCAATCCTGCTCCTCCACGTACTGAACTCTCTTGTTCATTTTTCATATCAGTAAATGCTCCTTTATAAGATTGTCTAATCTGTTCAAATTTAGCAGCAGCATTAATCATAGAGTTCATATTACCGTCTCTACCGTGTTCAATAGGGGTTACTTCCATATACTTAGCCAATCTGTCTAACATAGCTTTAATACCTACGTAAGCTCTAAAGGTGGGTGTTTCATACATTTGCTTACACATATCTACAGCATATCTTATCTTACCATCTTCTGGTGATTCTTCAAGTCCTATCTCTTCTATAATAATATCTTCTTTCTCATGTTCAGGAAGATTAAAGAATGGATTTAAATCTGGATCCGGACAACTTAAATAAAATATATATTGATACACCTGCATATAAGTATCAGGATAAGTATCCATTATTTTTTTAAGAAATGGTAAAGCATAGCAATGTTCAGAAGGTATAACTTTATTATTTTGTATATCAAATAATCTTACTATCATATGGTTGTGTTTTTATAAAGCGTCTATATAACCTTTTACTGTAGCATAACTATCACTAACATATATGGGAATAATATTTCCTTTGATATATACAGTTCGTGCATTTACAATGCTACCATCTTGTTGATATACTGGTCCAACAGCATCTAAAGAAAGAGGGTTTATTGCAATAAAAGATTCTGATCCCTCTACTATAAACAATGTAGGAGGAACTGTGAGAGGATTTGTTGTTGCTAAAAAAACTTGTGTTAATTGTATTGATGCCATTAATTTTTATCTTTAAGCCACATCATTAATGAAGATACTTCATCTTTTAAATATGGTAGTTCATATATTTTTACTTCTTCTAAAACCGGCTCACCATTCTCCACTTTTGTAATTGGATAACCATTACTATCCTCCCCTACTTTAACAAATTTAACATGTTGAATTGTTAACTTTCCTATCTTTAATTTAGGGTTGTGCTTTTTAATAATATACGCATAA